TGAGGGGCATTAGCCCCTCCTGCTGGGACTCGTCGGCGGAGGACTGGGCGGTCGCCCGGTTCATCGTGGACATGAACGGTGTCGGGGGGACCGAGAAGGCGTAGCAGGCGAGCCGAATCAGCGTGTAGTCCCGCGTGGAGTGCAAGGCCTCGCCAGAGGAGTTCTTGATGTCGTAGGGCTTCATACCCTCGGGGACGAACCGCACCTTGGACTTCTGACGAGTATTGCCGCTCAGGGTCGCGTCGAACACGGCCTGGAACGCCACGATCTGCTTCGCCGTCCAGTCCTTCGGCACCGACATGATCATGTCAGGGAGCGTGCCCTCAGTCCAGAACTCCAGCTGGTAGAAGGTCTTCTTGATAGCCTCCATGATTTCCAGATAGATGTGCTCGACCGGGGAGTAGCCCCAGATGGGCATCTCTGGGCGCGGGCGCATCGGCGCGTAGATGAGCTCGCGCTCTGTGAAATTGAGCATCGGCAGACCCTTGGTGATCTGCTGGTACGCGGGGTTCGGCCAGTCAGGAATGCGTCCGGCGTCGTCGATCAGAGGACGTATCGTCGCGCCGTCGATGACGTCGATGCGGAGTGGCCTCCCGGCCCTGTCGCGGTCGCCGACGTAGAGGGTCGGCGCGTCGATCACGAACAGGTCCTCGAGCAGCATCCGCGCCCAGGCAGAGTAGCGGCGCTTGCCGTCTGGCCTGCGGAAGAACTGCTTGATCTCCTCGACGCGGGGCGACGTGCTGCGTGGCTTGTTCGTCTGCTGGATCTCCCACGGCTGGGCCATCAGCTGGTCCTTGCGCGTCTCGATGATCGTGCGCAGGATGCCCCAGGTCTGGGACATGTCCCGCAGGCGCTGGAACAGCATGAACCGGCGCGGCGCGTAGTTCAGGTTCTCGCCGACCTCGTAGTCCCAGTCCCTCGGGTTCGTGACGTACGGAGGACCGAACGGCAGGATTGGCTGGAACGGGGAGAACCAGTTCTGGTCCTCGTCGACGCTCGAGATCGTGTTCGGGGGCTGCTGCCTCGCCGCGCCGCCTGTCACCTCTCGCCCAGCGTCCAGGACTGGGGGTCGCTGGGGCACCTGGCGAACCAGAGACTGCTGACCGCCGGGCGGCGGGGACTTCTGCCTGCGCCTACTCATGAGAAGCACTCCGTGTGCCAGCTGCTGACACCGTCGGTCACCCGCGTCGCGCCAACCTCCAGGCTGCACCTAGGACACTGCACCTGGGCTCCCAGGCCCCCAGCCTCAGCGAACAGCTCCGTGTACTCAGAAGAGGCGAGCTCCAGCACCCGCCCGCGCTGGGCGGGTGTTTGGCTGGCCAGAAGACCGTAGTACTCCATGATGGAGGACGAGCCGCCGTGCTCGACCATGTAGTTGAACGCGCCAGACAGTGCGTCGACCTGGTCGTCCTTCGAGCCGCTCGGGAACTTGGTCACCTCGGACACGAACATCGCCGTCCAGTGCCGCCGCAGGACCAGCAGCATCTGGGCCTCGATCTGGGCGATCACCCCGGCGGCGCGGGTCGTCTTGGAGCCCGTCTGCTGCTGGATCCTCACGACCCACCCCGCCAGCATCCGCACGTAGTTCTGCGCCTGGGACTTGCCCGCCTGCCCCACGTCCTGCGGAATGGCTATCGGGACGTCCGGCCCGTCGTCGTGGGCGGTGCCCAGCACCTCGACCTCCACGTCCATCGGGGACCAGCGTCCGCGCCGGACGTCGAGGACCGCGTGTCGCCCGTCCTCGAGCCTACCCAGCAAGAGACCCACGGTCCAGTCGGGATTGTTCGAGCCCATCTGCTCGGTCGCCGCAAAGTCCCAGCACCGGACCGACGACACCACCCTGCTGGGCAGCACCGGCACAATCTGCAGCAGATCCTCGTCCACCAGCGTGGCGCCCTTGGCAATTGGGTTCTGCTGGTACTGACACATCCACTCTCGGTTGCCCACAGTCCGCTGCTTGCGCAGCAGCTTGTCGCGGGACTCCCACTCCGGCCACAGCGCCTCTCCCTCCGACCGGCCCAGAGGGTCGGTCGCGGGATCCGTGCAGAGAGCCTCCAGCCTCACCACCTCCCAGCTGTCCCCAGTCCCGTCCTCCATCCTCTGCTGCAGGCGTCCTCCGAGGTCGTCCTCGTGCCAGCGCGTCATGATCAGGATGACGCGGGCGTCGGGCTTCAGTCGCCCGATCACGTCTCCGGTGTACCAGGACCACACCTTCTCCCTCGTCGTCCCACTGTCAGCGTCCTCGCGGCCCTTGAACGGATCGTCGATCAGCACGAGGTCCGCGCGACTGCCGGCGATGGCCATGCCGACGCCGACCGCGATGTACTCGCCCCCTGCGTCCGTACTCCACATGTCGACAGCGCGACTGTCCTCCCTGAGCGAGTAGCCCAGCGTCTCCTGCTCCTCGTCCACCATGTTCCTTACCTCCCGGCCGAAGCGACCGGCGAGTGAGGCAGTGTGGCTCGCGGAGATGACATTCGACCTCGGGTGCTTGCTGAACCAGTACGGGACGAACAGCTTGGTGCTATAGGTCGACTTCGCAGAGCCGGGGGGGGCGAGTATGATCAGGCGGTCACACTCTCCGGAGATGACGCGCTCGAGCTTGTCGATGATGAATCTGTGGTGTCGCGCAGGAGCCTGCCCGAGTGGCGCGAGGCGGTGCGTCGCCCAGCCCAGCATCGAGGCGCGGATCTCCCGCCTGCGACGCTCGGCCAGGAGCTCGCGGAGGCGCTCGTCCTCCCTCGCCGTGGTGGCCGTCGCGACAGCCGCCGCAACGATGTCAGCAGTCCTGGGGTCACGCCTCCGCGCCATCGTCCTCGTGCTCCAGTATGCGGAGGCCAGTGATGGCCTCGACGCGCCGGTTGATCTCTCTGTCTAGCTCGCGGTCGCTGAGTCGGCCCATGCCGTCCTCGGACCGCACGATCTGGCGCGCCTTGCCCCAGCCCCGGTTCAGCACCTCGGTGGCAGCGTTTAGCCGCACCTGCTTGCCAGCGTCAGGGTCTCGCATGATCTGGACGATGACGTCGAGTGCCTCAACGGTGTGGACTCGCGCCAGCGCCTCGACCTCGCGCAGGAGGCGAGGGCGGCTGGCAAGGCTCGTGCTGCTCACGGCTCCAGGTGCTCGCGGACGACGAGCTCGCAGCCCTGCCACACGTACAGATCCTGGGACTCCTCCTCGACGCAGAGGTCCGCCAGCGGCTCCAGGCGTCCGTCGCCGCCGATCGCTCGGTGGAAGATCAGGATCCTGCTCCCAGTGTGGTGGGCCTCGTTGCGGACGCGGACTGTGGTGGTCATCTGCGAGCTCCTTCTGCGTCTGACGGTCTCGAGCGCGCCGACTGCACTAGGAGAGGAGCCCAGCCGCCGGACGGGTAGGCCGCTGCGCCCGAGACCTAGGTATCCTGTATAAGGGGCAGGGGCTTGTGTGTAAAGTTCCCAGAACTTTACGACTTGCCTGGCCGAGGTTCAGCCAGCAGAGGCCATGAGCGCTCTGCGCTGGGTGGTGTGACAGGAGGATAGTCCACCGACCTGTGGTGCTGCTCCAGGGGTGAGGATTGCGGGTTGGTGGATCGTCGATTTTAGGTCGAAATTTTGGCGCAATCAGACACGTTGCGTCGTCTTGTCGTCCGGTTCAAAATCGGTCGGGGCCGTGCGCTACGTGCGCGCGCCCGCGTGCGCCAGCTATACCAACAGCGAATGTCTGCCATTCGCGCAGCGATGCACGGGTTCCCTTGTATTTCGCCGCGATCGAGCGTACATTGTACATGTAGCCGGGCGGTAGGCGCCACGGCACAGTACAGAGGACCACGAAGATGAGCACCAAGACCGTATCCGAGACCACCAAAACTCCCGCCGCGGCAAAGACCGCTCGTGCCAGCAAGCAGACCGACGCGCTCGCCGCGCCGCTTCCCGCTGCTGTCGCCGCGCCGCTTCCCGCTGCCGTCGCCGCGCCGCTTCCCGCTGCTGTCGCCGCGCCGCTTCCCGCTGCCGTCGCCGCGCCGCGCGAGAAGCTGGTTCTCGTCCGCCCGGAGTACACCGCGCTGGACGTCATCACGTCCGTTGCGCCGAACCTGAAGCGTCCTGGCACGACCGCGTACAACAATTACGCAAAGTACCTGGTCGGCATGACCGTGCTGGACTACCTGGCGAACAGCGACATCCCCCGCGCGCAGGCCAGCACGTGCGTGCGGTTCGACCTCGCTCGTCGCTACATCACCGTCGGCAAGAAGCAGGGCTAAACCGTCTGGCTGCTGAGACCACCGGGCGTGATCTGGTGGTCTTGGCAGACAGACGATAGGCGTCGTGTCTGTAGCAGAGGAGCACGTGAGTATGGCTAACACAACCAGGGGCAACAGTCTGTCCTTCAGCGTCGCCCAGCGCAAGACCGGGAAGGTGCGCCCGGCGCGACAGCACCACAGACTGGACACGATCCTATGGGCGCTCGCGCTCACGGGCGTCGCGGTCGCGATCTTCGACCTGGTGGTGTGGTTGTGAGCGCCGAGCAGAGGGCCGCCTGGGCGCGGCTGCAGGCAGTGCTGCACGTGAGCGCAGCACTGGCCGGAGTGCTGCCCGACGATAGGGTGGCGCTCCTCAGGGCGATGGCTCTGGTCGTTCGCGAGTCTCTGGTGCGGGAGCGCTTGCACCAAGCGCCCGTGCAAAACAAAATGGCCGCGATTTAAGGAGCTATCAAAATGAGCGAAACAACTTTTGACTTCCAAGACGGCAAAGGCCCTGTTCCTGCGCACCAGCACCCTAACGGCGGCGGCTGGGTCGCCGATAGCGCCACGGTGTGCTCTGGAAGTTATGTTGGTGAAGATGCGTGGGTATACGGCAATGCGCAGGTGTACGGCGATGCGCGGGTGTTTGGCGATGCGCGGGTGTTTGGCGATGCGCGGGTGTACGGCGATGCGCGGGTGTACGGCGATGCGCTAGTGTCAAAAACACCCACTGTAATCACCGGGCTGCAGCGGACTGTCACGATCTCTGACACTCATGTTCAGATTGGCTGTCAATGCTGCACTGCTGATGAATGGGCGGCATTTGACAATCGCGCAATCGCGGAGATGGATGGCTACGATGCGCTCAAGTTTTGGGTGCAGCACAAGGACGTCATTCTGGCGCTAGCGCGCTTGCACCAAGCACCCGTGAAGGAGTCGGCGGCATGAGCGCGCGGGATCTGGCCATCGGCGTCACCATGTTGGACGATGAGGTGCTGCGGTTCTACAACGGTATGATGGCAGCGACGGGGACTCATCCGCTGGAGCCGCAGCGCCCCATGCTGGATGACCCGATGCTGGCACGACAGCTCATGGGCCTCATGATGGACAGACTGGCCGAGCACGGTATGGTCGCGACCGTGGGCTATCGTGGGTGTGCGGTGATCGCGCCGCGTTAGCGTCTGGCTGATGGTCGGTCGGAGCGGGAGGGCGGCAGCGATGCCGTCCTTCTTTTTGTCGTGTGGGCGACAAGTCGAAACACTACACGCAAAGTGATGCAAGACGACGCAAGATGGCTGATTCAGCCCGCACACTCTCCCAACAATGGCTGCCTCAATTGCGCCTCGCACGCGCACGCGATCCCTCTTCCTCCCCGCTCGCACTGCACCCCCAGCCATACTCCACGCAAAT